GTACCCGGTTGACCTTATTCGGCTTGCGGGCCGTGCCTGCCTCAATCCGGTAGTCATAGTCGCGGATCGTCTGCTCAAAATCCTGAGTCTTGATCTGCGTGTCCCAGATGTGGGCACCCATCTTGCCAAGCACCGGCTTTATCTCTTCGCCGGTCAGCATCCACTCGGCAGCCTCCATCTCCTTCATCGCAGCCTGACCGAGCCAGTCCTCTACCCGGCTCGACATGTCGTCCGGCCTGACGCTCACATTGTTGCTGCGAACCTCGGCTTCCGTGGCACTTCTCATCTGTGTGGGCCCAGATAAGCCGTATACAAGCTCAGTCAGTCCAGTTCTCTTGTCGATCATGTCCAGCACCTGCCGGACCATGTTCCAAATTTCCACGTTGAACGACGGGGCATCGAGAAAAGAAACAACGTCTTTGACGCTACGACCGAATATCTCGCTGATCTCGATGTGCGTGTAGGGACCAAGACCAGACTTGATCTGGTCCTGAATCTCCGCACCGGCTGCCTTGGCTATGGCCACATACGTGGTGCTTGACGCTGCTACCTTGTCTGCCAAGAAACTCATGCACCAGTTGACAAACCGCAGTTCCCCGATGGCTGGCTTGATCATGCTGATCGGCCAAACTTCCTTGGGCTTGTCATGGAAGTGAAGCCGGGAAAACGGCCAGCCGCCATCAGTCCAGAAGGGGATAGGCCACTGGGCTCTGGAGAATACAGTCTCGAAGTCCTCCTCCTCCAACGCCTCTGAGGGGAGGTTGAGCGGGAAGGGGATGTCCTCGGAGATAGCAAGGTAACAGAAGTCTCCTAGCTGGGCCCAGTCATACCCCTTCTTGGTTTCCCGGGAGTCGCTGTTCCTCAACCTGTCGCCAAAGCCAGCCTTGGAGTACACCTGCCAATACTCAAGCAGGTCAAACGTCTCGCCGAGCCTCTTCTCCTTGCTCGTCTTTTTCCGCCCCGCTGAATATGTGCCACCTTGGCTGTGCAGGGACTCAAGCGTTCCCGTGAGCTTTCCTTCCAGACCGAAGATCCGCTCCACCTGCCACACGGGGTGCACGACCTTGCGGGCTACCCATTGAATGTCTTCCCAGTATTCGGCGTCAGGATCAATTACCAGATCGTCTACCGATACAAAGTAGCTCTTGGGATACCGTGTCAGAGAACCCTTCGGCTGATACATCTCCGTCCACAATAAGCTCATGCCCTTGATGATCGCCTCGTTGATCCCAAGTCTGGCCTGCGTCTTCTTGTCCGCCTCAAACTGCAACCAGTTGAGATAGTGCTCCTTGAGGCTGGCGTGGCACCGACTCACCTCCTTCTCCGTCTTCTCCTCGTCCTCAAACATCTGCCAGTATTGGGCATGGGCTGGCTGGCTGGGATCAAGCCCGATGGCCTCAGGAGTGATCGTGGGACTCATTCGGGGACTGACCTGAATTCGAGGGTTCCGGTGATACAGCACCGGGCCAAATAGGGCCACAGCCTCAAACACACGATTGACAGTCATCCGAAAAGTGGGGAGGGCCCCCTGTGCTTCCTTGTCCAGAAAGCCCCCCGGGGACTTCGCGTAAGCCCCTTTCCACATCCAGTCATGAGAGCCGTCAAAAAACTTCATCGCCTCCTCGGCATACTTGCCGAAGCGGTCATGCTTCTGTTTCTTGGCGTCCTTGATCTTCTGCATCCACTGAGCGCATATCGCGTTCATTGGGTGCGTTCCATCATTAAGATTGAGCGGCATTTAGCTCTCCTTAGACTGGATGGCTTCTTCCAGCCACCCGCGTTTGGGATTGCCCTTGAACTTAATGCCAAGCTCAATCGCCTTGTCTCTCAGGGTACGATAGGAGCCAAGGCCCTTCTTGTCGTCCATCACATCCTCAATCCGTGCCAGACGATTCTTCAGGTCCTCTCTCTCCTCCACTTCCCTCTTGTGGTGGTCAGTATAGTCCCACGCGCCGTTTTCACGGTGGTCGGAATTGATTTTCAGCTTCGGATCTCCCAAGTGCCTGACAGCATCATAGATCGCGCCGTCAGCCGTCCTGAGCATTAGGTTCCTGCCAGAGCGAGAGATGCGGATAACAAAACCCATTCTGGGAACGGAGTTGTCCCGCCTTCCATTGGGGAAAAAGGCCACCGGCGTCCCCTCGCTGATTATCGGCATTTCAAAGTCCATTTCCAGTAACTCCGTAACGCTCTCCATAACTATTCTCCCGTAGGCCCAAGGTTGATATAAGTCGAGGCTGGCCCTCCACCTCTCATTACTGTGTTCATCCGGCTTTGAGATGCTCGCCGCTTCCGCTCTCCCAGTATCATCGCCACTCGGCTCTTGTTGACGACGTTCGATTTTGGCTTCACGTATTTTAGCCCATGAGCCACAGCATATTCTAGCGTTTCTATCGCGTGACAGTTAGACCTGCGATTGCCCTCGTCCTGTATGTATCCATTGACGACCTTCTTCTTGAACCGGGAAAACTCCCGGCACAGGTTGGGGCACTTCTCTGTCACGACCAGCATCTTTGGAGAACCATCAGACTGGATGGACAACCACTCCCTCATCTTGATCTCACGGCCTGACACATCATCGCTGCCGGGTATGAAGTTGTGACCCGTCTCAACACTGTACACCCGCCTCTTCTCCAACTCTGATGAGTATTGCCTGCGGGGGAGCAGGCCACTTCCAATGTCCCTTAATCGGCCACCGTGAGCATCAATAATAAACGACTGGAATGACTGGCCATTGGCCTTTACTCCCACGTACTCACCAAACTTCGTGGCGGTGCACTGCTGAATGTACAGCTCGTCATACACCACCGTCTGGGACCCAATGTGCGGCGGGGGCACGGCATGGAATGTTACCGCGCACACAGCGTGCCCGGGATCTACCACCATGTAACGGCACCAGTCGAGGGGAGGGACACCCTTGTTCTCAGTGATGATTTTCTGAACCTGCGTCCGTGGCTGCGACTGTCGGATTGCCCCATGAAGATCCTTGGAAAATGTGGGATACATCAGGATGCTGTCTGTAACCATCTCGCCGAGGGCACGCTTGCGATATTCATCCTCGCCTCGCTTCCGCCACCGCTTGATGTTCTCCTGCTTGACCTGCTCAGGCATAAACGGGTTGTCGAATATCGTCGCCCTGATTACTACCGTACTGGGATGCTCGTCCTTGATCTCATCCTCTGCCCGCTCAGAGAGATTTATCAGGGCGTCATTCTTTGAGTGCGGCAGGGCAGACCAGCGGATCTTGCCATCACGCATCGAAAGCCGGGCGATCATCTCGTCATACCACTCAGGTCGCTCCAGATCCTCGTCGATGTGCACAAGGTCTGCCTGAAACCCTTGTGTCGGTTCACCCTTGCTACCCATCGCATAGATTACCCAGCCGTTGTGAAGCTCACATATCTCAAAAACATGCTGGGCTCTCTTCTTCCAAGCAAAGTTCTTGATGTACCTCGGGGGAATCAGTGGGGGTGCTGGCTTGGTCTCGTCCTGACGGGCCCAATCATCCTTCTCCCATGGATGCCACGCCCGCCACTCGTTGGTTACGGCATCCTTGATAATCTTGAATGCCCCGGCCCGGAACAGGTACTTGTGAATCACCCTGCCGATATGGCCCTCGTCCATTCCAAGACAGACCATTACCCCGTTCTCCTCCGGGTACTTGCCGTGCGGATCTTGTCCGGTGGCTGCCCGGGCATCCTCCACAAAAGCCGCGAGACTTTTGCCGACTTGATTCCCGGCCTGAAGAAGAACCTCCTTCGCCTTGCTGGAATGAAACCGCTCCTGAAAGGGCAGGGGTTCATACAGGCGCAAAGCCTCCAGTCGGCGACGGGATCTCTCTGCGTAGAGACGCCGCATCTCCTTCTTCTGCTGCTCTGTTACACCACCTTGGTATGCGACCTCAGGTATCTGAATCGCTTCCTGCGGTGGCTTCTTCTTCTTTGCCATGGGATTCCAAACGTCTAGGGGTCAGGAGGATCAGCTTGCGGGCTGTCTCCTCAATTTCCCGATCCAAGTCTTCGTCCGTGATCTCTTCTAGGCTCTTCTGGGCTGCTCCGGATTCACTCACCTTTACGTTGAGTCTGAGGATAGTGTCGAGCATCCTCTGACGAGTGGAAGATCCTAAAGAGGTTGACAGGAAATTGGCCATGAAGTGCTGTGCAAACCCTCCGGGGCCCCCAAACACTTCGATCAACCTCTGGAAGGTCTCCGCCATGTGGGGAATGTCACTGCCACCCTTGGTCAGGTTGCCCAGTAGGGTAATGCCCTCCTTCTCTAGGGCCATGATCCGGGCATCAATCAGTTCATTCTCCTTCTCCTTCTTGTCCTCAATACGGCACATCTTGCACACCTTCCGGTAGCCGTCCGGCTGGTGGCCGTCCTTGTGCCAATACTCTTCGCCCAGCGGGTATGTGACCCCGCAATTATTGCACTGCTTCTCGTTCATGCTGCTTCTTGTTAAATGGGATGAATTCATTGATAGGAAGATGCACCACCGGCTCCATGTCCTGCCAGTCGCCTCTGTCTTTTCTTCCGCCCCACCGCACCTCGATAAGTTCCCGCGCCTCAGGGAAGACAGGGAACCAGAGATCAGTATCAGTGAACCTCACGGCCAGATTGCACCGCAGGCTTGGGGCTGACTGCTGGAGGCTCAGTAGTGCCTCCCACTTACCCAAAGACAGGATCAGGGTCTTGTATTTCGTGGATTGGACGCCCCGGCATTTCAGCTCAGTAAACCCAACCACCTTGCCATTCTGAGTAACGGCGTAATCCACCCGGTAGGAGATGGGGAGCTTGTTCAGGATCTTCCCTGTCCAATGCTCAATGTCCCGGCGAAACCCATCTTCCCGGGTCCAAGATGCCTCGTCTTCGTATATCGGTCGTGCCATTGCTTTCCTCCATGTGGCTCATTCAATCCATTAAAAAACGCTGCCGGGTTCCCCGAAAGGAAGCCCGGCAGCGCACCCAAGATCCCGTGTTGCATGGCTGCGCAGCCGGGTGTCCGGTCTTAGTAAGGGACGTGCAGGTGAACTAAACCTGCGTTATTGTCACTTATCGCATCGACCGCAACGCCCATGATGTTGCCGATGTGAGCAGCCGTGGCAGCCATGAGATGGCCGTCAGTGCCTGCATCTGCAACAACCGGGGCACCCACAGCGATGCCACCTTCAGCATAAATTGGCACAACCCCGCCGATAATCAACCAAAAAAGGTCGTCATCTGCGACAGTGGTTGTCCCAAGCTCAGGATCACCAACACCAGCCCAGTCGCCTTCAGTAATGCTTGCACCTGCGCAAGCACCGGCAGCCACTCGTCCAGTAGAGGAATCCACATCAAAGCTAAGAGCTAGACCATAAGTAGCAGCAGCTACGGTTAAGGCCGAGCCTTTGGTGTTACGACAGCATACGGCCCGAAGCGATTGGCCACTGCGGCGGCTTTTGCCGCCACGGAGGGTGGGCGTGCGATCAACGTCGGGGAATTCAAAGACAGCACCACACCAATGGGTATTGGTCAGGTTGCCGTCGCTGTCAGTCCCCGAGAGCGTTTCGCCCAAGTCAAAAGGAGGATCAACGTACTTCATTTTCTTTTCCTTTCAAGAAAAGGGACTATGCAAGCGCTTGCAACTTGAAGAAGTTCCTCGGTGAGGAGAACTTCATGTTGGAGAGCGTGCTAACAACGGCATTGAACGACTGCGAGTGGATGTCGTACTCAGGACCTTCACTGCGGAGCAGGGAATCGTCCATCGACTTCAGCTCGATGTTGTCGTAGTTCAAACCATAACCAACGCCACTGGCAATAGCGGCTTCCCAGCTCACTTCCACACCGTCGAAGTTCAAGACGTTCTTGAAACCGAGGGCACGGAGATTGTGCTCACTGGAAATCTGAATGCGCTCATTGTCATCAAGCAGGTTCAACAGATCCGTGTAAAGGTCACGAGCCAACAGGATGTTGGTAATCTGACCATTCTTGGAAGTGTTTCGCTGCGAGTTGATGATCGCGTAACGCATCGCTTCGTCGCCCTGCTTCGCCCATGTGTCAGCAGAACCACCGAACTTGCTGGTCGTGTAGTTGACCACAAGCGGGAGCCAGAAATCAAATTCTGAATCCGCAATGCCGTCAGGCCACACCAAACCAGATTCCTCGTCACCACCGTAGTAGCCCGGCGTTGTCAGCAGGCCAGCGTAGGTAACGCTTTCCGGATAACCGACGTAATCAGCGGCATTGGCTGTACGACCGGAGTTTGCACCAGAGGTGTCAGTCGTATCGAACGTCTTGCTGATGGTGCCGAACAAGGACTCCAGCCCGTGCCACGATTGCTCGTTGCCACTGGCTGCGCCATTGACGTAATACTCACCGCCGAGGCCCTCAGTGATGCTCGTCTCAAGACGCTCGACAAAGTTGTCGAATACCTTGATGACGCCCTCTGGGCCACGGTTCGAGCGGAACTCACGGTAGTACATGGTGTCCGCGACTTGGTAGCCACGATACTCCAGACTCGCCGTCTTCCACAGATTCCGTCGTGCAAAGTTGCGTGCAGTTTCCCCAGTGTTACCCTCGATCTTGTGCAAACGATACTGCACGGGCCAATCGAAGCCTTCACCACTATTGTTGTAGTTCACTCGACCGGCAGCTTCGAGCAAGGCACCCATCTGGAAATTGCGGAGCATAGACTCCTCAACTTCTCGAATGTGCTTTGCAAGAGTAGTTGCACTGGTACGGGCAAATGCTACAGGATTAAAACCTTTGTAGGCCATTTCTGTACCCCTCTTCTAAGGACTAAAACAAACCGTCTTCCAACGCCTGCTGGCGTAACTTGTCACCCGCACTCAGCCGTGAGTTTTGGGTCGTCGGGGTCTCGGGTCGGGGTATACTTCCACCTGCGGAGGGCACATGCTCGGCTCCCCTCTGAAGGTGATCCATGTTTCGTTGCAGTGTCTGTTGTTGCGAACTGACCTGCTGCTGCTGCCCGTACATCCTCTGCGTTGCGATGTCTCCGGCGTACATCCTTGTAGCAAGCTGCCACAGTTGCTGGGGATCATGTATCCCCGACTCTCTCAAGTGGTTAATGTAATTTGTAACAG